CAGCTAAAATATTAGAAACACAACCTAATATTAGTGATGAATCATTAGATTATCTTACTAAAAATAAAGATGTATTTAGAAATGCAGAAGATAGAGTAAATAGTGAAGAAGGTACAACATATGATGACGTAGCTAAACAACATTATGAATTATATGGAAAAGCAGAAGGAGATAGAAGAGGCACAGAAGGTCTTGATTCTTTTTTTAGTAGACCTGACCTAGAAGAAGATACACTATCTATAATGCCTATACAAGATACTATGGTAGATGATCCTAGTGGTAACACTCCTGTAGATGAGGAGGGTATAGGACAAGTAGCTTATAGTCAAAGTATGTTTGATGAGGCTGGTGATATTCAAAATGCTGGAGATGTAGCAGGAGATTACAATCCTTTTGCTGATCCTAACTTAGGTATTAAACTATCTCTACAAAGTAAACCAGAAGGAGGTTCAGGTTATTTTACTAGAGAAACTTTGCAAGACTATAAAGATCAGTTAAGTAGAGCAAATATGGGTAATTTAGATGGTTTAGATTTTGATAACTCTTTTGTTTATAGAGGAGGTAATACCTATGATCTTAAACCAGGATCAGATATATCAGGATACTTAAATAATTTTCGTGATGCACAAGGTAATCGAACTACCATAGATAAGGCTGTATATCTAAGAGGTGGTCGAAAAGGTCAACCACTAAGTCGAAAAGATGTAATAAGAGTAGGACGTAATATTCTTGCTGGTATAGATGAATCTGGTGGTGAAGATGGCGACGAGTAATAAATAATACTATTTTTGTATGGCTACCTGTTACCCTCTACAATAAGGTAGAGCCACTAATAGCCCCAGTAAGGAGAGTAAAAAATGTCAGACATGACTGTAGAACCAACACGAGTAACTACGATGAAATATCGTAAAAATACAATAGAAGACGATGAAAGAGAAATAGAAGAACTAGAAAAACAACGAGCAGGATCAGAAGAAGAGGTAGAAGCAGAACCTGAACATCCAGAAGAAAAGACGTTTAAAAAGCGTTATGGAGATCTTAGAAGACATCTACAAAAGAAAGAGGATGAGCATAGAAAAGAAGTTATGGCTGTTAGAGATCAGCTATCTAAACTTACTAAGACTCAGGTAAGGCTCCCTAAAACTGACGAACAGATAGAAGAATGGGCTAATAAGTATCCTGATGTAGCTAAAGTAGTAGAAACTATTGCTACTAAAAAAGCTAGAGAAAGCACTAAGGATATAGAAAGAAAATTATCCTACATAGCCGAAAAAGAACAAAAAGTAAATAGACAGGCTGCTGAAACTAAATTAAGCAAATTACATCCAGATTATGATGATCTTAGATCTAGTTCAGAATTTCACGAATGGGCTGAGAAACAACCCAAGATGATACAACAAGCTCTCTATGAAAATGATGATGATCCTGAAGCTGCTGCTAAAGCGATTACATTATATAAATTAGAAACTGCTAACGATAGAGGTGAATCTAACCCTAAAGAAGCAGCTAGAACAGTTACTACTCGTAGGAAAACATCAGAACCTACTGGTAATAGTAAAACAAAGTGGTCTGAATCTAGAGTAAGAAAACTTTCTGGACAACAGTGGGAAAAGTTCTCAGATGAAATACAGGAAGCTATATCTTCAGGAAACTTTGATTATGACGAAAGTGGTGCTGCTAGGTAATTTTTTACTTGACAAGTATTTTTCAATATGATATAATACGTCATCACTTAATAGAGTTTATTTACCCCTTTTATTAGGACAACTAAATAAACTTTCACTACCCATAAGTAAAAGGTACACCATTTTGAATTGGCCCCCTTTTTGGATACCCAAGAATAAATGCCCCTGAACTTATTTATAGCCAACATAGGAGATAATTAATGGCTTTTAAGACAGCTGCTGGTTATGGAAACCTGTCGAATGGCAACTTCTCACCTGTAATTTACAGTAAGAAGGTTCAGTCGGCATTCCGTAAGAACAGTATATGCGAGGACATTACCAATAGTGATTACTTTGGTGAGATCGCAAATTTCGGTGATACAGTGCGTATCATTAAAGAACCAGAAATCACAGTTAAAGAGTATGCTCGTGGAACTCAAGTAACTCCACAAGATCTTGAAGACGATGATTTCTCACTCGTTATCGACAAAGCTAACTACTTTGCATTTAAGATCGATGACATAGAAGAAGCTCACTCTCATGTGAACTTTGAATCAATGGCAACTGATCGAGCAGGATATCGCTTGAAAGACCAGTTTGACCAAGAAGTTCTAGGTTACTTGACAGGTTTCAAACAAGCTACGCTTAATGCTAATGCTGGAACCGCACGAGTAGCTGCTGATAAATCAGGTACTGACCCTATTGCAGGAGCAGCAGCCAACGGTCTATTAGCATCTATGTTAATTGCTCGTAACAGCTTTGTTTCTGGTGGTGCTGCTACCGACTCAATTGCAACGCATCCAGACGGATCTACTGGTGAAGCAACTCCTTTGGAAGTGCTAAACCGTATGGCTCGTTTACTCGATCAGCAAAATGTTGACCGTGATGGACGTTGGGTTGTTGTCGATCCAGTATTCGCTGAACAGCTTAATGACGAAAACTCTAAACTATTGAATAACGATTTCTCTTCAGGAAATACTGATATTCTACGCAATGGTAGAATTATCTCTGGATTGATTCGTGGTTTCAGAGTTTATATGTCAAACAACCTTCCTTCAATAGGAACAGGTCCAGCTACCATTGATACTAATGGTTCAAGCGCACATTATGGTGCTATTGTTGCTGGTCATGATTCTGCTGTTGCAACTGCTTCGCAGATTGAAAAGGTTGAATCTTATCGTGACAATGACAGCTTTGCTGACATCGTTCGTGGTATGCATCTGTATGGTCGCAAAGTTCTTCGTCCTGAAGCACTTGTTCGCGCTCACTACAACATAGCAGGTTAAGGGGAATAGATCATGGCTACTTATGATATGACAAGCTCCTCTACTACAGGCGTAGGAGCAGACAGCGTTGCGATTCTTCCAGGTCAAAACACCCACCATTTCATGTACAATGTTGAGGCTTATCTTGACATTGATGACATGGTTGCAAAAGGATACTCAGGAGCAGATGGAGATATCTTTCAACTTCTAGAAATACCAGCAGGAGTACTTATACTTAATGCTGGTGCAGAAGTTATGAAAGCATTTAACTCTTCTGTAACTGCTGATATCGACTTTGCAGCAGGTGATGACATTATTGATGGTGCAGACGTAACATCAACAGGTTTCTGTGCAAAAGGTACGAACGGTCAAACTAACACTGTTGTTGGTTCAGCTGCTTCAACCTACACACAATTTGTAACAACTACTGATACAATTGATGTTTTGTTAGCAGGAGCAGCACCTTCTACTGGAAGGATTCGTGTCTATGCTACACTCATTGATTGCAATGAAGCTGGAGCAGAAGCATCCTCCGCTGCGAGAGATGCGTTAGCATAAAGTATTGTGGGGTAGTTTCTTTAATTAGGGCTACCCCCTTCTTTAATTTGGGCGAGATATGGCTACAACATTTTTAACATTAGTTAATGATACACTCAGACGTTTAAATGAAGTTGAATTAAATGCAACTGATTTTCCAACTGCTACAGGATTTCGCGCTCAAGTTAAAGATGCAGTAAATGCTTCCTTACAAGAAATATCTCAAAAAGAATTTGAATTTCCATTTAACTTTACTTCTGCTTCTCTAACATTAGTTGCAGGTACAGCAGAGTATAGTCTTGCTACTGATTTTAAAATAGCTGATTGGGATAGTTTTCGTATCGCTAAAGACGATAGTATTAATGCTGATGCTAAAATACTAAAACTAATAAACTATGATACATTCCTAAGTAGGTTTTATCAAAGAGATGGTAATGCAACATCAGAAGAATATACAACACCTGTGTATGTATATAGAACCTTATCTAACAAAGCTGGATTTACTCCCATACCTGATGTTGGGTACACAGTAAATTATAATTACTTTGCTTACTCCTCTGACTTATCTAGTACTACAGATACCATGAGTGTTCCTGATCAGTTTAAACATGTTGTTATAGACGGTGCATTGTATCATACTTATATGTTCAGAGATAACTCACAACAGGCAGCTATAACCAAACAGAAGTTTGAAGAGGGTATAGATCGTATGCGTACATTATTAATTAACAGATTTACTGATGTAAGAGATACGAGAGTAGGGAGACTTCTAGCAGTTCCACATGGTAATCTATAATGGCTGATGCGTTAAAAGACGTAACGGTATTATCTCGTGGTGGTTTATTCACAAACGAGGATGCTTTAGCTCTTGCTGGATCTAATCCAGGCTCGGCAGTTCGTATGTTAAATATGGAAATATCACAGTTTGGTGGTTATAGAAGAATTAATGGTTATGCAGACTATGATTCAACTTATGGTACTGTTGCTGGTTCAGGTAAAATAATAGGCATATGGATATTAGATGGTGTACCGTATGCAGTCAGAAGAAATTTAAAAGATACTACAGGATCATTAGGCACTAATCCTTTTGTTGTTACTAGCGGTAGTCCTACAATAACAGTAACACACAGTAGTCACGGTTTGTCGGTAGGAGACAGAGTAACATATGCAGGATCATCTGCTGTTGGAGGTATAACACCGAACTCAGTAGAAATGGTCATTGCTTCTGTAGTTGATACTAATAGTTACACAGTTAATTTTACCTCTAATGCTAGTTCTGGTGCTACTGGTGGAGGTAGTTCAGTAACATTTACAGCAAACAATGGAACTCAGACACTAGGGTCTAATCCTTTTAGTGTATCAAATACAAGTTCTACCATAACAGTCGCACATACTTCACACGGATTAGTTGTAGGAAACTTTGTAACTTTTTCTGGTAGTGATGCAATA